GGACTAGGGAGTTCAATCATCGTCGCGACCACCAGAACTGGTGTTCACGCGTGGGGGTACACCCCGTATCTCCGACGCATAATCGACAGGAACGTGATAACCGAGACCGTCGCGAAGTTCGCGCAAGCGAGCAACGCAACCAGCCAGTGGAGTCTCTCTTGCGAGAGGCCCACCCGTTGGCAACGGCAGTTTCAACTTTCCTGGTTTGATTGCCTGTGGAAGACATGGTCGATACTTTCCTCCCGAGAGCCAATACAGCTTATGCGCCTGCATAGAAGCAAACGCATTGGCCTCTCGTCTAGTAACAAAGCTAGAACCGTACGGAACCTCATCCTTACTGGATACGGTCTCCTTAAAGCGGGTCCCATAACTAGCTTTGCACTGGCCGAACTTGCGCGGGTCGCAAGGGGCGAAGAAAATATCTATCCGTGTCACATAGTCGTAAGGGTTAACCTCTTTAGTACGTTGATACAAGAGGTCATTAAGCGACGCACGAACCGGTCGGGGTATGTCACGCATCCCTTTGCTAGGATGGCCAAGCCCACCCAGAGCGCACGGAAGCTCCGGGGGACGACCCAACCGGCGAGCCTTGGCTCGCACGTGCTTCTTGAGGACTCGGGCAACCCTCGCCAGTGCAGACCACTGACGGGGCCAGAGATTTTGATTCTCGCCTTTGTCCATAACCCCATAACCGTCTCTCTGGAATTGCTTAAGAGGATGAGGATTGAAGAAATTGACAGGGCCACTGCCAAGACCAAAGACCTCGCAAAAGGTCAGGCCCTTCGTTCCAAAGAAAGTTTTCCTCGGATGCAATCCAGAACCAATAGAAGCCACTCTGATGGCATATTGGTTAATCGCACGAGGCTTGCAACCCGCGACAACATCATCTCCGCAGATGAATGTCTTGCGGCCAAGAGGGATGCAAGCCCACCCGTTAAGTATAGACAAAATAGTGAAGGACAGCGGAGTGCCCATAAGGATTCCCCGGAGCATGGGAACCCTCACTACAATGTCCTTTCCGGACTTAACGGGAGACCAACGTCGTGCGATCTCCTCCCGACGTCTTTCTGGAAGGTCAGACAGACGGTATTCAACATAATGCCTGTAGCCACCAATGCCAAGGGATTGGCGGGCAACATCAGCCCAGGGCTCTCCAAGCCCGGACTGGGCGAGACCGCGGATAACGGCCTCGACAGCATCATGCGAAAAACCGTCCGTTGCCTTGGTAAGGTCAGCAGAAAGCCAACCTTCACCTGTTACCAGACCGATGGGTTCGTGCTGTTCGTCGATTACAAGACCATTTGGACTGACGGAGTCAGCAAATGGTCTCAACCTAGGATCTGCTTTCTGCAGCTGGGGCCAAACACGAGCACGTACCACATCACCGGAAACAAAGACGCCCGGAGGGGGGACAGTTATGATTCTTGCCTTACAGCCCATCTCTTCAATTGCAGTAGCGCGGTGGACAACACCGCACTCACCGAAAGGAGCCCTCAAGTTGTTGGTGAGTTCGTTAAGAGAAAGCAAGCAACCATATGCTTGCAAGAACTCAGCGTATTCCAACGGCTTGAAAGGGGCCCCAGCTGTAATAGAAGAGAAGGCCCGCCCGAAAAGGTGGTCGGACAACGGTCCGGAAGGTGTTTCCTTGCGAAGATCAGTGATCATTCTCTTAATGACCACTTCTCTTCTCAACAGGGATCTTCTGTTGCTATGATACGTCGTAAGACCGGGGTGTTTAACCTCGATCAACTTCTTCAAGCAACCGTCCAATCCTCCTTCCTTACCCGTCCCACCTTGGACGGCGTTCTTGCTGTGAGGCAAGTATTTACGACTACGTTTTCTCAACTTCTTGCGAAACAGTTCGCGTACATACCGCTCAATCGAGTCCAGGTCCTCCTGGACAGTATGCACCGGCTTCGCAAGATTGGTTACATGACTGTAAAGACTTTCAGAAACTTTCTTCCTACTTGGTTTCGGCAACGCTCGAGCGCATCTGGTGAAGGCCAGAGCGTTCTTCACGTCTCTTCGAGCAAGATTCCGGAGCCATTTCTGAAGGCCTCTTGGAACTTCATCCACGTAGCTGACTTCCCGATTCGTGAGTGCAATGTCACGAAGGGACACACACAGGTCCTTCACCCTGTCGCATATCCAGTCAGCGGAACGTGGACCGGAAGCAGTTACCCACTTCCTGAAGATCCAACAGCCATGTTGTTGAGAAATTCCACTGGCAACCATTCCACTCCATACTGCCTGCCAGACAGCAGTATGGGTGTCGACCATACGCCGATGGGACTTCCGATTACTACTCTTTGCAGAGGGGTAACCGGAGGGACCTACTACACGGCCAAGAAGTAGCGCTGGAAGGCGCTTCTTGATGATCCTTTCGTAGG